CACCAGGAAGATTTATGTTTGCCGTGCCATCAAACGATACCCCACCAATATTTCGTGCAGTTTCAAGAGCAGTTGCAGTTGCAGCATTTCCTGTGGTGTCTTGATTTAACGTGCCAACGACAAAATCTATAGTGCCATCACCATCTTGGTAAGTTACTGTTATGCCTGTCTCAGTATTACCAGTAAGCATACCTCCGACAATATCTTGAACTTGCTCATTGGTCAGAGTTGCAGTGATATACCCTGCTCCATTAGTAAGTTGATTATTGTTTGTTACGTTAGTTGCACCAGTAGCTATCCCATCTAATTTATTTTTTAAAGTTGTTGTAAAGTTTTCATCAGTTTGACTAGCAACTACAAAATCAAGAGTTCCATCTGAATCTTGGTAAGTTACTGTAATACCTGTTTCAGTGTTGCCCGTTACCATGCCACCCACAAAATCCTCAACCTGTTCTTCAGTAAGAGTTGCGGTTATGTAACCAGCACCATTAGTAATCGCATTATTGTTCAAAGAAATATTTGCCGTTCCATCGAATGAAACACCAGCTATAGTTCTAGCAGTTTCCAAAGCTGTAGCTGTAGCAGCGTTTCCAGTAGTGTCTTGATTCAGAGTTGCAACTCTAGCTGCTGCAAGCGTTCCAGAAGAAATGTTAGAAGCATTTGTGGTATCTGTGGTGGCTGAAGCTGCAAGGCCAAGCATTGTTCTAACAGCACTTGGAGCTATCTCTTCAATAATTCCTGCACCACTGCTATCTCTACCTAAAAGTCTGTCTGTTGCTGATACATTTTGAATTTTTGCAAAAGTTACAGCATCGTCAGCAATTTTAGATGTGGTTATATCTCCATCTTCTACCCCACCACTTATTTCAACAACAGATCCACCATCATTTTTAGTGAATATCTTAGCTGTATCAGTTCTTATGGCTATCTCACCAACTGAAAGATCAGATGAACCTGGATCGCTACCAGAACCTCTTTTAAATTTGATTGTATTAGCCATGAGCTTTTACCTCCTAGCTCTAGTATGAACCGCCATCTATGTTAAAGCTGGAGGCACTTTCATCTTCTAAAAATGTAACCAGGTCAGACAAAGCAACCTGTTTCATAGTTCCATTATCGTTTAGAACTACTCTGTCGGCTGCTGCTAAAGTTGTTGCAGTGGCAGATGTAGCTCCATCTAACAGATTAAGTTCAGCAGTTGTAGATGTAACTCCATCAAGAATGTTAAGTTCAGAAGCAGTAGATGTTACCCCATCTAAAATATTCAATTCAGCAGTTGTAACAGTAGCTCCATCAAGTATTTGTATTTCAGCTTCAGTTAATGCAGCTAAAGCAGCAGATCCACCAGATTGACAACCAGATAAGTTATCCAGGTCAACATCATAAGCCTGTACTTGACTTCCAATCGCTACTCCAAGACTTGCTCTGGCAGTTGCACCAGATTCAAGAACAAAATTAGATCCATTACCAACAATAAAATTACTATCTGTAGGAGTTAAACCAGCTATATCACTAAGTTGTGCATCAAAAGCCTGGACATCTGATCCAATAGCAACACCTAATGCAGTTCTAGCTGCACTTGCACTCGTAGCACCCGTTCCACCGTCAGAAATTGCTAAAGTGCCTGTTATAGAACTAGCAGCAAGATCAACAGCAATTTCAGCAGATTCAATAACAAGTCCACCATTTGATTTGAGGTC